ACTAAGAGGTGCATTTATGGAATCGATTACGAATTTTCTCTATTCGTTATATGAGTTTTTAAAGCTCATATTCGATCACGTAAATGTCCTTTCCTAGTATGACGAAGTGTCTGAGGTTCAATTTATTGACCTCTCGGCTAAAAATTGCCGGCCCCTTTCGGGGACTTCACTCATCCTATTTTGGGGCTTATTCCAAGATAAGTGAGCATGATCTTCTTATCCAATTCGGGATTATTTCCTTTAATTGGAGGAAGATTAGAAGATACTTCAGGCGGCTTAGTAACCCGCTTCCACAATACAGGTGCCCCTATGCCCGATACTTACAAGGAGAAAACATCAGTTAAACCTATTATCATTCCTTGGTCGTTTGTCCATATCACGTATCCTAACTGGCCTAGTACTATTGGCCAAGTAGTTTTATTTGATAATTGGACGACCTATCAGGAGATTGATACTGGCTTTTCTGATTCCTCGTATTATCGGACAACGGAACGCAACTGTAAGAAGAATGGTGGATCTTGGCCCTCTAAGTTGAAACCTTTATCGGCTCGTGTTGAGCTGGTTCAGGTCGCTACAAGGAAGGCCCGTAGATTCGATTTGGGTTTGAAGAAATTCATTACATTTGATGAGCCCCTTTATGCCCCACGTATAGTTCGTCAGAACTATATTCTGGATCCTAAAGTTGCTTTATCAACTGCTCAGAATGATCTTCAAAGGTTTGTTCATGAGGTTATCCTCGTCCAAACCTATCTCGGGTCTCAAAATCCTAATACTGGGGAATACCGCTTTGTTTCTGGCAGTGTTCCGAAGTGTTATGAGATGATGGGACTCACCCTTACCGATCCTACACCGTCTGTGCAAGCAAACACCGCGGAGTCTCGATATGCAACCGAAGTAGCCGAAGTATCAGATCAATCGATACGTAAGCTATACGATTACATAAAGAACCAACCGGCTGACCTAGGCACCGATATAGCTGAGGGACGCCAGACAATTCGAATGTTTTTTGAACTGTCTAAACGTCTCGCCGAGTTTTTAACTTCTGCTAAGAAGCTAAATTTCGGTAAAGCCGTTAGCTCTATCCTTCCTGTTTCTAAGAAGGCTGTTGCTAATGATTTTTTAGCTTATCGTTACGGCATTGCACCTCTGATTTCTGACCTTTATGGACTTCAGAAAGAGATTTCTGATCGCCTATCCGGACAGATGAGGTACAAAGCTACAGGGAAATCTACTAAGTTATTTACCTTTCCGAATAAAATCGTCGAGGTCACTGTTAAGCATTATTGCTTATTCAGTGTTAATGATGACCTATTAGATAGTTTGTCAAGGCTGGGCCTTACTAACCCCGCCAACGTTGCGTGGGAGCTAGTTCCCTTCTCATTTGTGGTAGATTGGTTTTATCCAATCGGTCCATACTTGAGTAAGTTAACGACGCTCGATCACTTAACGGTTAAGAGTATTCATCGAACCATAGTTATTAGAGAATTTCTATGGGGAGATGAACTTCCGGAGACTAATAGTTCTCCACATTATCTAAATGCAATTGGTTCTCTGACATGGGAGATTAAGAATTTCAGCTGTACTAGAACTAAGTTATCTAGTATGCCTTTAATTCCTATCCCTTCCATCAAGTCGCCCTTTAGCTTTGGACATGTGTCGAATTTTATTGCTCTCTTAACCCAAGCTCTATCTAAAAGGAGTTGATTATGACAGCTTTTGCTGCCATTGACATCGATAATGGGGCTTCAACCCCAGTCGGTGTTACTTTTAACCCCAGTTCTATCGATCCGAATGGAGTAGCACATCTTTATGCTGATGGTGATAACGGCTTTGATAGCCGGAATCATATCTCATTAGGTGTGAAACTCCCCAAGAACGGTAGTTCCGTGGCTCGTGTTACGGCTAAAGTCGTAATACCTGTAATGAGTGCAGACGATGTCCCTGTGAAAATCGGGGAGTGCATCGCCAATGTCGAATTCGTTATCCCCAAAAGGGCTAGCGATGACGACAGAGCAAATCTACTTGCCTTTCTTCACAATCTTGTGAATACTGACGAGTTGATTGCTGCTGTTACGAAGCTTGAGTCTATTTATTAGACCTAGTCAGTAACGCTCATTATTCCTTGTATCGTTAGATATTTGGAGGTATTACGGTGATAACCGCAAACAACACAACCTACGGGTTGATACAGTCATACCTTGCCTCTCTCAACTGTCCTAGGTCATTGGCTGTCTGGTTATTGTTCATTAATAACGAACATGACCAGATTATCCAAATGACTTGTAATCCTGATCATTATGATCAGGCGGATAAGTTTAGAGACTCTTACCTTGCTACGAAGTTCTTATCTAAAGCTGATTTTTTATCGACTTCGGTTGATAGGAAACAAACAGCGATAGATGAGTTTCTCCGGTGCGAGATAGAGTGCCAGAGAGTCAACCGAGAGGGATTCCGATTTGCTAAGAAACATCTAGCTCAGTTTGAGTGGCTTCATAATGAAGTTCAACAAACTATCGGCTCCATCTTAGGTGACTTTACAGCGGACGAGTTCTTTGACTGTGCCAATTGGGGCCCTGGTGTGACCACTCTGATTAAGAGTGACACTAGTGCTACTAATAAGTTCCGCCTAGAAGGCGGGATAACGCAACCTCTTCACGATTTTGTGGGCGAATTTTTTGCACTCGCCTACCCTCACTGGTCTCCTAAGTTTGAGATTCTTAAGGGAAACAAAATCGTGACTGTCCCGAAGAACTCGAAAACGGATCGAACTATTGCTATTGAGCCAGGGATAAATCTCTGGTTTCAAAAATCAATAGGTACTATGATCCGTCGTAGACTTCGACGGTTTGGTCTGAATCTTAACACTCAAAGTAGAAATCAACATCTTTGTTATGTCGCCTCTAAGTATGGGCGTCTAGCAACTGTTGATTTTTCTTCTGCGAGTGATTCTATTAGCAAGAAAACCGTTGAGGAATTAATACCTCCTTATTGGTTTATCTTGATGGATAGAACGAGATCCAGATATGGCTCCATCAAAGGTAAAGTTCTTGAGTATTCCAAGTTCTCCAGTATGGGGAATGGGTTTACTTTCGAACTTGAGAGTCTTATCTTCTATGCAATAGGTCTTTCGGTATTGAAGTACCTTAAGATTGATGCAAAGGAGCTAAGTGTTTATGGCGATGACGTTTTAATCGACATAAACGCCTTTGATCTATTCTTGGATTTATGTAAGATCTACGGATTCACGGTGAACAAGACGAAGAGTTATTCTTTATCAAGTTTCCGTGAGAGCTGTGGGTCTCACTTTTTCCAGGGAGTAGACTGCAAGCCTTACTATCTTAAAGAAGTAGTCAGACGAGAGAGTGAGATATATATCGCAGCAAACGCGGTTCGTCGAGTTTCACGTCTTTATTACGGATGTGATTCTCGATTCCGTGCTTGTTACGATCAACTCGTTCAGCGCATTTCACCACTTAAACGGTGTTATGTTTCTGAAGGTTATGGCGATGTCGGATTGATTGAAAATTTCGATCTTTCCGCTCCGTCAAAAACCAGATATGGAATCGAAGGATTCCTAACTCGAGCTTTACTCACTATACCCTTAGGGTATAACTCTTATGACTTAGCTTTACTATTAGCAAGGCTAAAGGATTGCAGTGTTCCTGAATTCGATAGATTACGTCGAATACAGGAGAGCCATCCTAATGTCTCCGATCTTTTATACTTAGCTAAATCCCGCGGGCTGTGTCTCGGAAACGAGACATTCCTACGGGGTAAAGTTCGGCATATTAGAAAGAAGATACTAGTCAGACAGTGGGTCGATTTAGGTCCTTGGATTATCTAAGGTCCCAAATCGTTCTTTCCGGATAACTCCGGTG